ATGCATCGATTACGCCAATGCAACATGAAATGGGGTGCGGAAGAGGAAAAGAAAATAGAATTGCAAGCACAAGGATTGCAACCTGATACATTATTTTCTGATGTTATTAAGCGGTATTTGAACAAAATTACGCCAACAAAGCGTGGAGAAAAGCACGAATTTAATCGGCTGAATCGCTTTTTGCGCCATCCAGTTACGGATAAATATATATCTGATGTTAGTCGGAGAGATATTGAGGATTGGATTGCGGAGCGATTGGAATCAGTAAAAAGTGAAAGTGTGCGCCGTGAATTATCTACGATAGGTCATATATTCAAAATTGCCCTTGAGCGATGGGGGTATATACAAAAAAGCCCTATGGTCGGCATACAATTACCCGAAAAAGGGAAACCTCGAACTCAGCGAGTAACGGAAGAAAATATTAATGCTATTGTGGCTATCAGTGAATATGTTGATACGCTCAAAACTGCAAAAGCGAGAACGGCTGCGGCAATATTGTTTGCTGTTGAAACCGCAATGAGAGCAGGGAAGATTTGTAGTCTTAGTTGGGGTAATGTAAATTTTGAGAAACGTACTGCATTTTTGCCTATGACAAAAAACGGTACATCAAGAACCGTGCCATTGACTAAAAATGCAATCGCTATTTTAGAACGGTTAAAAGTCGAGATAGGGGATGCTGGATTGTGTTTTGATATTAAGTCTAGTGTGCTTGATGCAACATTCCGAAAACTCAAAAAACTTGCCGAGCGAGAATATTTGCATTTCCACGATACGCGGCGTGAGGCATTAACTAGGCTATCTAAAAAAGTAGATGTGATGACATTAGCCAAAATATCTGGGCATAAAGATATTTCGATTTTACAAAATGTCTATTATGCCCCTGATATGGCGGAGGTGGCGGAATTACTTGATTAGCTAATACGGTTTAGCATTGATCCGCCCCCAACGAACAACTTCGCCTGCGATATAGCGTGGGCGAGAATTTTGTTGATCGACTGTAACGGGTGTAACGGGTTTTGGGAAATTAGGCAGTTTTGAAATAATCTTGGCAACGGTTTGATAGTGTCGCCCAAAATATATTGCGATATCCTCAAGCGTAATTAAATTTTGGCTTTTTTCAGTCAAATTGGATAACGCTGCCATTCTTGCCGCATTCACAATTTCTTCTTCGGCTTTCTGCGAAAGTTTAATTGATTCCATATTTCCTCCAATAAAAAACCGCCCATAAGAGCGGTGGTTTGTTAATATTGTTGTGTCTGTTCGGTGTGACAGATTTTGCCGTCACAGTCTTGATTAAGATTTAGGGCGTGCACCATATACACTACAAATGCACACACGAGCGTAATGATTAATTTGTTCATTTTCTGTTCCTTTTATCGGATTTTAAGTGTGATAATCCGCCGCAGTAAAAAAAGTGCGGTCGGATTTTGTGGTGTTTTATTGGTTTATAAGGTGTTGTGCACGTGCCCAATTCAAACGGTTTGATTATTTGAAGGGTGCCATTAAGCGTTTAATGGTTGGGAGTGCATCTTTGTATTGGCGGCCATATTCTTTCCAGTAGCTGTACACAGCGGGGTGTAGATTGCTGCCGATGGCGTCAAGTGGCTTTTCGAGTTGTCCGAGTAGGGTGTTCATTTGGTGATGTCCGATAAGGAGCCAAACGAGCGTTTCTATTTCAAATTCGGTGAATTCGTGCGTGAATTTCTCAGGTTCTGGCAAGGCAAGTTGTTGCGGTTGTTGCAAGGCTTTTAATGTTCTTTCGCAACGGATGAAATATTGGCGGATTTGTCTGCCTCGTTCGTTTCTTTCGACCATACCGAGTTCTTTGCCCATATCGAGGGTGATGTGATATTCCTTGCGTGGGCGTCCGTTGGTGCGTTCGGTAATGACGAGGTAGTCTTCATCTTGGATGAAGCCATATTCGTTGATGCGGTTTTTGATCCAATCAGTGTATTGCTGTTTGCTTTCTACGAATGCGTGAAGTTCACGAGCGTTGCAAAGTTGAACGGGTTGATTTTGGATTAAGCCATTAAAAACAGGAATTAAGTTTAAGTGTGTCATTGTGATGTATTCTAAGTTAAGTTTTAAAACTCATCACGAACCACTGCGAATAGTTGGTGATGAACTGAATAGGATTCGCAGTACCGTACTTAGAGCAAAACGGCGGATCTTTCGAGACTGAATTTCCACGTGTAGCCGCAGGGTTTGCAGAGATGAAATGTGATGCTCGTTATGCTGAAAAATATCGTATGCGTCCTATAAGCGATGAATTAGGCATGGAAATTGATGGCTACCTTGGTGTAATTAGAAAAGTCACACCAGAACTTTATGATGTATTCGTTCTGACTTATATCAAGAGATGGGAAAAACAAGGAATTTGGCGATATTTACATATTTCACGGCGTGAATATTTCAATCGATTGAAAACGGTAAAAACATCACTTTTATTGCTATTATCAACAGAAGGCAAGCAATATTTATTTATTGCCTGAAAAGTGCGGTCGATTTTGACCGCATTTCTTTTAGGCGAATCGAGATTGTTGCACTTGGAATTGTAAATTTAAGGCTTTCATTACTTTCATTACAGTAGCAAAAGTAGGATTGCCCGTGCCAGATAAGGCTTTATAAAGACCTTCTCGGCTTATTCCTGCATCACGTGCGATTTGGCTCATGTTACGCGCACGGGCTATGTCGCCAAGGGCGGATAAAATAAGCTCAATATTATCTTCTTGTAGAATTTCATTAAGGTAAAGTTGAATTTCTTCTTCAGAAGTGAGGTGTTCTGCCACATCAAAGTCTTTTAATTGTTCAGTCATAATCCTAGCTCCTGTGCGAGAAGTTTTGCTTGTTTAATATCTTTATCTTGTGTGGATTTATCTCCGCCACAAAGTAAAATCACTAATACGCCATTCTGGTTTTTAAGATAAACTCGATAACCTTGACCTTCATCAATCCGTAATTCAAAAATCCCATCATTCACGCTTTTGATATCACCAAAGTTGCCGAACTGTAAGCGTTTAATTCGTGCGTTTATTTTCGCTTTGGCACGCAAGTTTTTTAGTTTGCTTAACCAAGAATCAAATGTCAGAGTGGTTTTGATTTGGATTGTCATTATTAATCCTTATCGATTGCTTTGACGTTATTTTAGATAATTTTCGCAGGGTGTCAAGTATGGTTCACAATAAAATATAATTTTCATGCTTTACATTCTCCAAATTTTCCTCTACTATTTTATTCAAGGTCTCAAAAACCTTTTACACAACGGAATTCATTCACCCCGTCAGCGTGATTTTTTTGTATCTAAAATTTGAGAGTTTTACCGCCATTATAAAATTCTCAAAGAATCAATGACCGACGGTGCGAGGAATACAATACCGAAAGGGAATAACTCCGCCAGATTGTGTACTGGTTTTGAGCCGTTGGTCGCCCAATTATGGGTAAATTATCAATCCTCTCAAAAAGGAAATACACAATGAAAAATCAAATTCAATTCTCAACATTTAATTTTAAAGATCTTCCTGTTCGCGTGATTTTAGATCCAAAAGGTGAATTTTGGTTTTGTGGTACGGATGTTTGCCACATTCTCGGATATACAAATTCAAGAAAAGCATTACAAGATCATTGCAAACAAGGGGGCGTAACGAAACGTTACACCCCTACAAAAAGTGCAGATCAGGAAATGACATTCATCAACGAACCAAATCTTTACCGTCTGATCATCAAATCCCGTAAACCAGAAGCCGAACCATTCGAGGCGTGGGTATTTGAAGAAGTTCTCCCGCAAATTCGTAAAACAGGAAAATATCAACTTCAACCGCAACAGCTCGCCTTGCCAGAACCCGAAAAGAAATTCAGTTTTGAATTTACCGAGTATGAACTTCAACAGCTTGTTTGGTTGTGGTTCGCTTTCATGCGTGGCATCGTCACATTCCAACATATCGAAAAAGCCTTTAAGGCGCTAGGCTCAAATATGAGCGGAGATATATATGGACAGGCTTACGAATATTTAAGCGTCTACGCTCAACAAACCAAATCTTAAACCGTATTACACAAGAGTTTAACATCGACCCAATGACAAATTGGCGTGTATTAAAACACTTGCGAGGCTTTAATCCAAAAGCAGTCAAAATCGACTTCTAAAAACAACGGAAAATCCGACCGCACTTTACCGTGTGGCGGATTTTTACACCTCAAATTCACGAAAAAGGATAAATTATGTTCAGAATTCTCTTTGCGGTGGCGTTGTTATGGGCAGCATACGAACTCAATTTAAACCAAGATTGCGATGGGTATATTTGCGACACGTCATCACTAATTAGCGCACTTCATAAACCGCTTGACAGTGCACACTAAAAGTGTATTATATGTACTATATTGCGGTTTTAGCGCATAGCAAACGCAAGAAAGAATTTTACAGCCCTGATCGGAAACGGTCGGGGCTTTTTTATTGCCTAAAGAACAGGCGGGAGAAAATATATGCCAATTAAAGAGCCTGATGTGTGGGCGTTAATATGGTCTTGGTTGCAAACAAATCTTAGTTCTAGCTCAGCACAGAGTGCTTTTTGGGCGTTATTTATTTCTCTTTTAAGATTTGGGTTTATGCGTAAAAAGCCAGCTATTCGTTATGTTTTAATTGATGCGGCTATGTGTGCCTCTATTGCGGGTGTTGCGGTGCCAATTTGTACGCATTTATTTGGGCATACAGAATATTCTTCATTTCTCGGTACGATGATTGGTTTTGTTGGTACTGAAAAAATTCGCGAGTTTTTATTTAAATTCATTAATCGGAGAATTGAAAAAGATGACAATGATGATTTCCGAAGTGACATTTAATAAAATTTTTCCACACGCAGTTAAAGGTGTTTATCAAGCTATTTCGGCGCAGATAGAAAAAGCAGGTTGTGTGAATAAGATGCAGCAAGCGATGTTTTTGGCTCAATGTGGACATGAAAGTGGCGGATTTATAAGATTTAAAGAAAATTTAAATTATTCTTGGCTTGGGCTTTCTCAAACTTTCCGTAAATATTTCCCAGACCCTCTTACAGCGAAGAAATATGAGCGCAAACCTGAGCTAATAGCCAATCGTATTTATGCTAATCGTTTGGGTAATGGCGATGAGAAAAGTGGAGATGGTTGGAAGTATCGTGGTCGTGGACTGATTCAGATTACAGGTAAGGATAATTATGCCGCATTTAGAAAATGGTTAGGTAGAGATATTGAGCCAGAAGATGTGGCAGGGAATTTAGATTTATCTGTTAAAACTGCAGTGTGGTATTGGAAGTGCTATGAGTTGGCTGAGCTTAATTCTGTCGAAAAAGTCACGCGAAGAATTAATGGTGGACTAAATGGCATTGATGAGCGTTGCAAGCTCTATCGAGCATTAATGGTAACGGATAATGACTAAGTACATTTACATAGCGTTAGTGGGTGTTGTCGTGGTTTTGTTTGGTGCATTGCGTTACCAATCTAGCGTTATAGATGAGTTGGAAATAACGACAAAGCAACAAGAAGATACTAACAAATCATTAAGTCTTGCGTTACAACAAGAGCGTAATGATGAAATAGAAAGGATAGCAACAGAAAATGCTGAATCAGTTAAAACAATCATTAAGACTCAACCTTGTGCTCACACTCGTTTGCCTCAGTCTGTTCTTGACCGCTTGCACGAATAAAATCACGACTAAACCAGAATATATTTATCCGCCTCAAGCCTATACTGCACCTTGTGTCAAAACAGCATTTACTGGGGAAACATACGGCGATGTAGTCATACAGTTAGTTAAGGTAACCGCAGAGCGAGATAAGTGCGCAAGCCAAGTAGATCATCTTAATAAGTGGATTAATCAAGCAAAAGGCGGTAAATAACCACGACTAATGTCTAACATCTTTAAATTGGTAGAAACCAAGCCTTCTAGGTAGTTTTGTTAGGACTAAATAACCCGATCAGAAATGGTCGGGTTTTTTATTATCTAAAATTTAATGGAAGTCCAAAATGAACCTACAAACAATTGAAAACTTTGAACAATTCTTAAAGGTAAATGACAAGCAACGTATTGTGACAAATTCTCGGCATATTGCCACGGTGTTTGGTAAACGTCACGATAACATCATCCGTGATATCAAAGCATTAGTTATTGAACAAGATTGCGGTGAGTTTGCTCTCCTCAATTTTGAGGAGACCTCATATTTCGATGAATGGGGCAGAAAACAACCCATGTATCAAATGACTAAAAATGGATTTTTGCTTTTGGTAATGGGATATAGAACCCAAAAAGCAATGAAATTCAAAGTAGAGTTTATTAAAGCCTTTGATTTTATGCGTGAGAAATTACAGCAAGAAGGTTATAGCTTGATGCATAAATATAACGAATTGTGCATTGAGCATAAAGCGAAGAAAGCATTTGCGAGTTTATGTGGTAAAGGGTTGAGGGAATGGAAGGGCGATAAGCCTGTGCTAGAAGCAACTTTAAAACTTTTTGAAGATAAGATGCAGATTGAACTGCCTATTAAGTAAGGATTTCCTATGTCAGACGTGAAAGGAAAATCTACGTCTGGTCGTGGATTAACACCTAAACAAGAAAAATTTTGCCAGCTTTATATTGAGCTGGGGAATGCCAGTGAAGCATATCGGCAGAGTTATGATTGCTCAAAAATGACAACTGAAGTTATCAATGTTAAGGCAAGTGAGTTACTTAATAAGAACGGTAAGATTACGGTAAGGGTTGAAGAACTAAGACAAGCCCATCAACAACGCCATAATCTTACCCTAGATAATATCATTGCGGACTTGCAAGAGTATCGTGATATTTGTATGGGAAGAAAGCCACTTACTATTACCACTGTGGTAAAAAATGCTCAAGAAGGAACGGCACAAAGCGTTAATACCGAATGTTTCGTTTTTGAACCGACAGGTGCAAATAAAGCCCTTGAATTGCTTGGGAAGCATTTAGGGATGTTTACCAATAAAGTTGATGTAACAACTGATGGCAAGCCCTTACCTACTGTGATTAATGTGACATTTAGCGATGAGCCAGCTTAATATTCAATTTCCGACAAAATTCAAACCGCTCTTTGAATCTATTTGGCGGTTTATTATTTTCTACGGTGGGCGAGGTTCAGGTAAAAGTTTTAGTATCGCTAGAGCATTAGTATTGCGAGCCTATCAATCGCCTGTTCGAGTTTTGTGTTCCGTGAAATTCAGAAATCGATTTCTGATTCTGTGATTCAGATGTTGGCAGATCAGATTGAAATGCTTAGCTTGCAAGCCTTTTTTGATGTTCAGAAAACGCAAATTATCGGGCAAAACGGTTCACGCTTCACGTTTGCGGGGCTGAAAACTAACATTACTTCGATTAAGTCGATGACAGGCATTGATGTAGTTTGGGTAGAAGAAGGCGAGAATGTTTCAAAAGAAAGTTGGGATATATTGATTCCAACCATTCGTGAAGACGGTTCGCAGATTATTGTGAGCTTTAACCCGAAGAATATTCTTGATGACACCTATCAACGTTTTGTGATTCATCCGCCTGAGCGGTGTAAATCGGTCTTAGTGAATTGGCAAGACAACCCATATTTTCCGAAAGAATTAATGGAAGATATGGAGCAGATGCGTGAGCGTGATTACGAGCTTTATCGTCACGTTTATGAGGGCGAGCCTGTTGCAGACAGTGATTTGGCGATTATTAAGCCTGTATGGATTGAATATGCGGTAGATGCGCATCTCAAGCTCGGTTTTACCGCTAAAGGAATGAAGAAAGTTGGCTTTGATGTGGCTGATGAGGGTGCGGATAGTAACGCTAATGCATTTGTTCACGGTTCTGTGGTGCTTGACATTGAAGTTTGGAAAAATGGCGATGTGATTGATTCCGCCAACCGAACAAATCAAAGTGCGGTCAAATTTAAAGCTGATTTGATTATATTCGATAGTATTGGCGTGGGGGCGGGAGTAAAAGCTCACTTTAAACGCTTGCCAAAATCTTTACAAGTGGAAGGATTTAATGCTGGTGGTGCAGTTGCTTATCCCGAGCGTGAATATATCAAAGGAAAAAAGAATCAAGATATGTTTTCGAACATTAAAGCCCAATCTTGGTGGGCGTTGAGAGATAGATTCTATAAAACCTATCGAGCAGTAAAGTATGGGGATGTTTATCCTGACGATGAACTGATAAGCCTATCGAGCAAAATCAAAGAGCTTGAGTATTTGAAAGCAGAATTATCACGTCCTCGTGTTGATTATGACAATAACGGGCGGGTAAAGGTTGAAAGCAAAAAGGATATGAAAAAACGTGGCATACCTTCTCCAAATATGGCGGATGCTTTAGTTATGTGCTACGCCCCGACAAAACCTAAATCACTACTGGATTTATAAGATGAATATTTTAGATGGCATCAAATCACTTGCGCTAAAGTTAGGTAGCAAACAAGACCAGACATATTATGCTCGTGGGCTTAGTTTAACCGATGACTTAATGCAAATCGAAGCATTATGGCGTGATAACTGGATTGCAAATAAGGTTTGTATTAAACGTTCGGAAGATATGGTGCGTAATTGGCGTGATATTTTCTCGAATGACTTGAAATCTGAACAGCTAGACGAGTTCACTAAGCTTGAACGTAGATTAAAACTGCGTGAGACATTAACTAAAGCGTTGCAATGGTCTAGTTTGTATGGGGCGGTGGGTTTATTGGTTGTCACTGACACAATTAACATCACTTCGCCATTGCAGCCTACAGAACGATTAAAACGATTAATTATCTTACCTAAATGGAAAATCTCACCGACAGGACAACGAGATGACGATGTATTTTCGCCAAACTTTGGTCGATACAGTGAATATACCATTACTGGCGGCACACAATCTGTTTCAGTGCATCATTCACGCTTATTAATCATCAATGCCAATGATGCGCCATTATCTGATAACGATATTTGGGGTGTATCAGACCTTGAAAAGATTATTGATGTACTTAAACGCTTTGATAGTGCCTCAGCGAATGTCGGCGACCTTATTTTTGAAAGTAAAATCGATATTTTCAAAATTGCAGGGTTATCTGACAAGATTTCAGCTGGCTTAGAAAATGATGTGGCTCACGTTATTTCAGCGGTGCAGTCGATTAAATCAGCAACCAATAGTCTGTTGCTTGATGCGGAAAATGAGTACGACCGAAAAGAATTATCTTTTGGTGGGTTAAAAGATTTATTGACAGAGTTTCGCAATGCGGTGGCAGGTGCGGCAGATATGCCAGTCACCATTTTGTTTGGGCAATCTGTTTCGGGATTGGCAAGTGGAGATGAGGATATTCAAAACTACCACGAATCCATTCATCGATTGCAAGAAACAAGATTGCGTCCTGTGCTTGAAGTGCTTGATACACTGCTATGCAATGAATTATTTGGTGGGCAACCTGATGACTGGTGGTTTGAGTTTTTACCATTGACGGTGGTTAAACAAGAACAACAAGTCAATATGCTTAATACCTTTGCTACAGCGGCAAATACGTTAATTCAAAATGGCGTAGTAAATGAATATCAAGTAGCAAACGAACTCCGAGAAAGTGGTTTATTTGCCAATATCTCTGCTGATGACATTGAGGAAATGAAAAATGCTAATGAACTTGCCAGAAATTTTGAAGAACCAGAAGGCGAGAGCACGCAAGTTCAAGCCAGTGAAGATGAGTAAGAGAACGGAGCTTTGGTATAGACAACAGCTTAAGCAGTTCGTCAAAATGATGACCAATGATGTAGAAAGAGCCCTGCAACAACCGCAAGGCTCTTTTTTTATGGATGATGCAAAAGGATTTCAAGCGATTAGTGCGAAAGCACTGATGAAAGTATTAGAAAAGTACGAAAAATCAGACCGCACTTCACAGGCCGAAAATATCGCCAATGGCTTTGTTAGTCGTGGTGATGCGCAAAACCATGCTGAAGTATCAACCAATCTAAAAAATCAAACTGGCATCGATTTATCCGCCTATTTACGCAATAGTCCAAATATTACTGAGAAAGTGAATGCATTGACCGCTGGTAATATCCAGTTAATTAAGTCTATTCGCTCACAATATCTTGATAAAGTGCAAAATGCCGTCATGCAAGCAATGGTTCGAGGTTCTTTAAATAAAGACCTTGCAGCACAAATAAAAGACTTGGGTAAAACAACCGAAAAACGAGCAATGTTTATTGCGCGAGACCAGTCCTCAAAATTAAATGCCGCCTTAACGCAAGCGAGACATGAAGAGGTTGGCATAAAAAAATATATGTGGTCAGCATCGCTTGATGAGCGTGTACGCGAAAGCCATGCGGAAAAAGATGGGCAGATATTTGAATATGCCAATCCGCCTGCTGATACTGATCATCCTGGTCATGATTTTAATTGTCGGTGTGTTCAGATTCCAGTGCTTGATAATAACGAGCAGATAGTGAAAAATAGCCCAATAGTTAGCCAACAGGAAAAACAACAAATGCGCTCAGAATGGTCTGATGATTTCCCTGATACTATCATTGATAGGAAATTAGGAGATGCAACATCACATCCGCTATATGAAAATGCTAAAAAGGGTAGTATTGAAGATGCTTATCAACTTGCTAAAGATTTAGTTACAGATGATGCGGTAAATAAATTGAAGCAATTGGTTGGCAATAAAAATGCAATTCTAATTCCTGTTCATGCAGAAGAAGCCGTTGGTCAAAATATGATTCCTGTAGCTATTGCTACTGTATTATCTAAAAAACTCCATATTCCTGTTGATTTATCAATTGTTCAAGCAACAAAAGTATCTAGAACTGGGGGAGATGGATGGCATCGATTGGTTTATTCTCCAGCTTTTGATGGCATAGTTCCAAAAGATAAATATGCTATTATTTTAGATGACACACAAACACAAGGCGGTACATTGGCTAGTCTAAAAGGCTATATAATAAAGGAAAAGTTATTGCATCTTATGCTTTAACCGGCAAACAATATTCTGTACAATTAAGGCTATCTAAACACACATTAGCAGAATTACGGAGTAAATATGGCGAACTTGAAAGTTGGTGGAAAAAAGAATTTGGCTACGACTTCTCGCGGTTTACAGAATGGGAAGCAAGATTCATCATTAATTCACGTAAGACACCTGACGAAGTCAGAAATACAATCCTTGCGAGAAAGCAAGCGTAATGCTTACCATCAAATGATGGCTCTAAATTAAATTCAGCCATTCAAACAACCCAATCATTTCGATTGGGTTGTTTATAGGCGGAAATCAAAAAAATAACCGCAGAATAGTTTGGTGCGTAATTCCTAGTTTATTAACTCGCATCCGCATACGTCCAAAACGTTCCCAAGCTCAATCTACGGTTTAGCTTATTTTACCACTATTAGTTCAAATGTTAAACAGCCTAAACATCATCTTATGATGAGATTGTGGATATGCTTTGGCCAAGAGATAACAAAGAATGAAACGTAATTGGGATTTAATTCGCTCTATATTGCTTAAATTGGAAAGTCAGTCAGAGGCTAGAGGGAGTTTATTACCTGATGGATTTACTGGTTTCGATTCAGAAACTGTATCTTATCATTTTAAGTTATTGCAAAGTGCAGGGCTGATTGAAGCGATAGATTATTCTTCTCTAAATGAGATGAGTCTTATCGCTCGGTTGCTGACTTGGCAAGGTCATGAACTCTTAGACAAAATCCGCAACGATACTGTCTGGAATAGCTTAAAAACTACGATAAAAAGCAAAAGCCTTGATTTATCACTTGATGCGATAAAACAAGTAGCACAAACAATAATTAGCCAAATGTTGGCGTGATATTGCAAAAAAACAAATAACCCGATCAGAAATGGTCGGGTTTTTTATTGGGGTAAATAAATGAAATTTACAGACAAAACTACTCAAGCAGACACACAAAGAACCATCACTAAAGATGGTTTTTTAGTTGTGCCCGCAACCATTTCTAAAGTTGGGGTATTTGATTACCTCGCTACAGAACTTGGGCTAAAAGAAGACGGTATTAAAAAAGTTGCTCGCACCGAGAAATCTTTGTTTAGCGATGAAACGATTAAGAGTTTTGAAAATGCAACATTAACCGTTGGTCATCTTAAAGATGGGGTGAATGCGAAAAACTGGAAACAGCTTTCTGTCGGTGTCGTGCGTAATGTTAAGCGAGTGGGCGATGAACTCACAGCCGAGGCTTGGATTTATGATGAACAAGCCATTAAAACCGTACAGGAGCACGGTGTGGAACAATTATCTTGCGGATATGACTGCGATATTAAGCCATCCACGGTACAAGATGCAGATTTTGAGATGTCGCCGATGATCGGCAACCACGTAGCGATTGTGGCAAAGGGTCGCTGCGGTGGAAGTGTAAAACTTGCCGATGAGGATAAAACCATTATGGGGAAAACCGCAAAAATTCTCGATGCGTTTTTAGGTGCGTTCGGCATCAAGTTGTCGGACGAACAGAAAAAACAAATTGAGGACGAAGAAAAGTCTGGTAGTGAAGAAGGTAAAGAGCCAAAAGGCGAACAACCAACCAAACCAAAAGAAAAAAAATCTGAACCTGAAAATAAAAAGGAAGATGACGTGGAAAAAGAAGAGCTTGAAAAAAGCCTTAAAGCTAAAGATGAAGAAATTCAACAGCTAAAAGATGCACAAGCAAAACGTGACGCAGAAGTAAAACAAGCTGCCGTGTTGGCTGATGCTAAAACTGCATTTAAAGAAGTCAATTTTGCGGATAACGCGACTGTGCGTGAAATCCAAGAAAGTGCGGTAGTTGCGCAGGGCATTTTTACTAAAGATGAGGCAGCCAAATTATCCGATGAGGAAATTTCGGGTGCATATCAAACAGCAAAAGTGGTTGTGGCGAAATTAGCGGATGAACGTAAATCACTCGGTAATATTTTGCTTGGTGATGCGGAGCCTAAAGCTGCACCAAAAATAGATTTCAACAAAACTTACAACAGTTAGGAGAATAATGAAATGAGTTATGCTTACGAACAAGCGCCTGCTCGTGCAGGCGAAGTAGGTACACGTCGGGCAATTTCGGGTTATTAATGGCTATCAATTACGTAAATTTTTTGGTTTCCGCAATTCGCCCAATGCACTGGGATTTAGCCAAAAAAGACTAGGCGGTGTGAATGGTATCGTAAACGAGACTCGCTGTCTGATTCCGTCAGATTATCCGATGATGATTATCGGTTCCTGATTAAATGCAGAATCCTTAAAAACTACCAAATAGGCACGCTACCAAACTTAATTGAGGCATGCCTATTTATTTTCGGAGAAGGTTGTCACATTGTCGATAACTACGATATGACCGTCTCTATCTCTGTTCCAAGTGCGAGCACATCTGATTTTAAGAAATTCGCAATCAATCATTTAGATATATTGCCACGCCAAGCAGGTGTGCAATATCTTTTCAACTTAACATAAGAGGTCATATATGGCATTAGTAAATACGCCAGATGAAAGCATTTTTGCATCATCTGCAAAACGAGGCGAAGTTGATAATTTCCCTGACTTATTGCGTGGATGGGGAATTTGCCTTAAATGAAATTGCACGGGCAACGTTACAACAATATGGGATCGTGCAACTAAGCTCAGCCACTAACAGCGACAGCGAAACCGAAGCTGCAACATCAAAAGCCGTGAAAACCGCCTATGACAAAGCAGTAGAAGCCAAAACTACCGCAGATGGAAAGGTTGGTTTAAATGGTAACGAAAGCATTAATGGCGAGAAAACCTTTGAAAATCGTATTGTGGCAAAAAGAAATATCCGTATTTCAGACAGCCCGCATTATGCTTCACGCGGAGACTATTTAAATATCGGGGCAAACAATGGCGATTGTTGGTTCGAATATAAATTAAGCAACCAAGAGATTGGCACACTTCGTATGCACGCTAACGGCGATTTAACCTACAAACGCCAAAAAATCTACCTAAAAATGGATTGCTGGCAGGCTATCCACAAACGGAAATTGAAAGTTTTTACCGCCAAGAGAAAGAAGCGTTAGCGTGGCAGGCGGATAATTCAACAGAAACCTCAATGCTCACACAAATTGCCCGAAATCGTGGTGTGCCGTTTGAAATATTGGTAGAAAAAGTGATTGAAAAATCCGCTCAGTTTGCCGTCGTGATTGGCATCATTATCGGGCAACGTCAAGCATTTGAAGACCGCTTACTGACATTTAACCCCCCCGAAGAATTAACCGCACTTGAACAGGAGATTGAACAATGGCAATTCCCAACATAA